ACTCGCAAAGGCCACCAGCTAGCCATGTTCTCGCCAGCCCGATCGGGCGGCGCTGAAAACAAACCAAGCAAGCCCGCGCTGGCGGAGCCTTGCCCGACGAAAGGTAACTAATGCGCGTCAAACTCAAGATTGACCTTAAGGACGGGCGCGAACCCCGCACAATGGTCACCAACATGCTTGCCATCGTTGAATGGGAAAAAACCGAAAACCGCCGATCCGCAGATGGCAAAGGCATCGGCTTCGTCGACATGTGCTGCTGGGCGTACATCCTGTGCAAACTTGCCGGCGACAAAGTGCCTGGCACGTGGCGTGAATGGGTCGCTGAACACCCCGACATGGAAATCACGCCGATCGAGGAAACCACAGACGAAACCCCTACCATCGCGGCACCTGGCGACGCTCCCTCGCTGAGGTCTTAGTTATGACGGGCTACTGGCCGCCGCAAGTGGAATTTGACACTCGAGACATGACCACCGTGTTCCACGTCCTTGAACTGCAACAGCAACAAGCAAAGCGGGGCCGCTAATGGCAACCGTTGAGGTGATCGGCGTGAAGCAAATGTTGCAAGACCTCAGGCAGATTGACCCTGAGGCCCGCAAACAATTTGCCAAAGACGCCAAACAGATCGCTAGCCCGATCGTGCTCGAGGCGCAAAGCCGCTACCCAGCGCAAGCCTTGTCAGGTATGCGGTATCGCTGGACGCAAAACGGGCGTCAGCTGTTGCCTTGGGATCAGCGTAAAGCTCGACGCGGTGTACAGGTCAAAGTGGATGCTGGACGCAAAAAAGACGGCGTCGTGACCATCATTCAGAAAGACCCGGCGGCTGCGATCTATGACATTGCGGGCCGTGGCAACTCAAACCGTTTAGGCGACGCGCTGACCGCGTTTGCTGGCAACCCGTCGCGCGTCATGTGGCCGTCAGCTGGGGCGCACATCACCGACGTGCAGGACGAAATGACTAAAGCGCTTGACCAAGTTGCCAACGAGATAAATCGTAGAATTGCAACCATATGAGTATTCGCATACCCATCATCAGCGAGTTCGACGACAAGGGTATTGCGCGCGCCAAAAAGGAATTCAACAGCCTTGAGACGACTTCGGAAAAGGTCGGCTACGGCATGGAAAAAGCATTTGTGCCTGCGATCGCAGCCGCGGGCGCACTCGCTGCCGGGCTCGGCATGGCCGCCAAAGCTGCCGCCGAAGATGAGGCCGCACAAGCCGCACTTGCCGTACAGCTCCAAAACTCGACAGGTGCTGGGCAAGAACAAATCGCCGAAGTTGAGAAAGCGATTAGCGCAATGTCACGCCAGGCCGCCGTTGCCGATGACGTGCTGCGCCCTGCGTTTGCTGCACTTGTCCGTGGCACGAAAGACATCAACGAAGCACAATCCCAAATGTCGCTCGTGCTTGACATCAGTCGCGCAACCGGAATTGACGCCACCACCGTCGCCGATAGCCTCGCTAAAGCGTACGAAGGCAACTACAAGGCCCTACGATCGCTTACCCCTGAAATGGCGAACCTCATTCGTGAGGGTGCCGACATGGAGACGATCATCAGCGTGTTGGGTGGCACGTTTGGTGGCGCGAACCAAGCATTTACTGAGACCGCTGAGGGCGGCATGGCAAAGATGCAGATCGCGTTTGCCGAGATGCAAGAAAGCATTGGCGCAGCCGTTTTGCCATTGCTCGAGCGCCTGGTACCGATCATTACAAAGATGGCGCAAGCCGTTGAAGAAAACGCCGACGTCGTCATCATCTTGGCTGGCGTTATTGGTACCTTGTCAGCCGCCATCATCGCCTACAACGTAGCGATCAAAACCGCCGCGTTTTTGCAGACCGCGTTCAACATCACGTTGGCAGCTAACCCGATCGGCCTAGTAGTTGCCGCAATCGTTTTGCTCGGTGCAGCCCTGGTCGCTGCATACGCCAAATTTGAGGGCTTTAGAAAAGTGGTAAACGCCGTGTTTAGCGCCGTCAAAGTCGGCGTCAAAGTCATGGTCGACTTCGTGTCCGGGTACCTGAACACAATGCTGAATGTGTGGACGCGCATCATCAACACGATTGCCGACGTATGGAATTCAACCCTTGGCGGCCTGTCATTCGAGATCCCCGACTGGGTGCCAGGTATCGGCGGTAAAGGTTTCACCATCCCTGAGATGGGCAAGATCGGTGGCGGTGGCTCCAGCGCGTCCGTAGCGGCCGTAGGCGGCGACAAAAACCTTGGGGTGCCTATTCCCTCGTCCACGGGGTCTGCGGTCGTCGTAGCGGCTCCTAGCGTGGCTGGCGGGGGCGGTGGCGGCGGGGGCGCATCAGTCCGACAAATCATGGAGGCCCCAAACATGCTGGGCGCAGGGATTGCTAGCAACCCGTTCACATCAAGCGCCCGTAACGCCATGCTGGACAACATCACCGTCAACGTCAACGGCGGATTGGCGACCAGCGCCGAGATCGGGCAGGCCGTCGTAGACAGCATCCGCGCTTACAATCGATCAGCTGGCCCAGCGCGCATTGAGGTCAGCGGGTACGTCTGATGCCCGGCACAGCAATCGTTCAATCAGGCAACTACCTGCTCGAAATTGACGCAGGCTTTACCGTCAACGCTTTTACGCTTGACGACACGCTAAAAGGCGTCCTTGACAACACGACCTATGTGCTGGACGGCACCACGCAGTTTGCTGATGTCACAAACGGAACGTTGAACATTGCTGTGCGTCGAGGCCGCCGCGATCAAGGCGACCAGTTCAGCGCAGGCACCATGACGTTCACGCTTAATGACACGCTCGCTGACGGCATCTTCAACCCGTTTGACACCCAATCCCCGTACTACGACGCCAACGCCAACGTGCCTGGCCTGGCACCGATGCGCCGTGTGCGCCTTGGCCGCTACAACGCCAGCAATGTGCTTGAATACCTGTTCAAGGGCTACGTCGTCAACTACGACTACAACTTTGCGCTAGGCGGCTTGAACACGGTCAGCGTCTACTGCGCCGACGACTTCTACCTGCTGGCGCAGACCTACATGGACGAATACAACGTCACGACCGAAACATCAGGTCAGCGCATTGAGAGCGTCTTGAACTTGCCCGAGGTTGACTACCCAACCGGGCCAACTGCCCGCAACATCTCGACAGGTACCGTCAACCTTGGTCACGACAGCGCCTACACCGTCCCGGCAGGCACCAACGTGCTGGCCTACTTGAACCAAATCAACGGCACCGCCGAATTCGGCCGCCTGTTTGTGTCGCGTGACGGCATACTGACATTCCAAGATCGCATCGGTGCGACGCTCAGCGGGTCGGTTGCTAACTTCAAAGACAGCGGCACAGGCGTACCGTACGACAACGTAGGCATCACATTTGAGGCTGATAGCGTCGTGAACCGCGCATATTTGCAGAACCTTGACGGGGCTAACGCCACCGCCAGCGACAACACTTCAATTAGCACCTACTTCATCCAAACCGAAAGCATCACCAATAGCCTGCTGGAAAGCGCTGGCACACAGCTAGCCGACGCTGCCACCTACCTGCTCAACGGCGAACCCGAAGCCAGGTACACCGACGTCGCCACCAAATTCGCCATGCTCACGACCGCCCAACGCGACACCGTCGCCACGATCGACATTGGCGACACGATCACCATTGAAAAAACCTTCCCGACAGGCACCGGCACAACCAGCCTCGGGCAGGAGCTATCTGTTGAAGGCATTGAGCATCTGATCGACTTCAACACCGGGCACCGCATCAATCTGTACACGGCGGCCACCACAATCATCTATGAGCTGATACTTGACGACGCCACATATGGCGTACTCGACAGCACCAATGTCCTAGGCTAAAAGGAGCAACTATGGCAACCCCAACATCACTACCCGCAACGTTCGTCGCTGGCGACGTTTTGACCGCAGCCCAAATGAACAATTTGCGCGGCGCATTTCGCGTCTTGCAAGTGGTTAGCGCAACCACCTCAACATCAGCGTCAAATAGCACCAGTACTTATGCCGACACAAACCTAACTGCATCAATCACACCATCATCCACTACTTCACAAATTTTGGTGTGCGTAAGTCAAGGCGGATTGCTCAAACAAACCAATAACACGGCGATGGTTTTGCAGCTTTTACGGGGAGCGACGGTCATACAGAAATTTGCGCGTTGGGGAAACACGGACAGCACCTTGACTCAGTCCGGCAACGCAACCACGCTCTATTTGGATAGTCCCGCCACGACGTCGTCAACCACCTACAAAACGCAATTCAATTCCACGAACAACTCTGCTTCCGTCACCGTTCAATGGGACAGCGTCGTATCAACAATTATTTTGATGGAGATTTCAGCATGAGCCACGAAGAACTGCTTAAATTGTTATCAGATAAAGGTTTTGACAACGGCTGGGTGCTGACTGGGGAAACACTTATTTTGTGGGAACACGACCAAGACCCGCCAGCTCCGTTGACACGCCCGGTATGACCCGATGGATACTTCGATTGTGGTGGCTGTCATCGCTGGCGCTTTCTCTGTACTCGTTGCGGTCATACATAAACAAACCAAAGAAAACCGTCAAGATCACGGACGGGTACACGAAGCGCTGGGCCGAATAGAACAAAAAATCGACCACCACACGGAGAACCACCCATGAGCAAAGAAACTAAAGCAATGTTTGCAAGTTACGCTCGATCCGTTATCGCCGCTGTCGCAGCTGTTGCAGCCACCGGGAACACCGACCCGCAAGACCTCGCCAAAGCAGCCGCAGCCGCCCTGCTCCCCGTCATCATGCGATGGGCCAACCCCAACGATCCGGCATACGGTCGTGGCAATAGCCAAAGCTAAACCAGGCGTCCCAGGCGCCACCGACTACATCGGCAACGCCGACGG